TGTATCCAATTGATGCCGTCAAGTTGTCCTTGCAGTTTCTGAATTATTCCATCCTGATTGACTAATTCATTGAGCCGCAAATTTATTTGATTCTTGATCGTCTCAATCTGTTTTTGAATTTCTTCTTGCGTCATTTTTTTTCCTTTTTAAAAAGTTACCATTTGACCTTGTTTGCCCAATACGCCGCAGACATCTTCCCTCTTGCAATATTAGATTTGTGTCTGGCTTTCCATGCTAACCTTCGGGAACGATACGCCGCAGATTCATTTGCTTTTTTTGGCGAACCTTTTACGCCTTGCTGACCAAATCTAATCAGCTTGATTTTTCCTCCTTCTCTTGCCACAACTGCATGGCTTTTTGTTTTGTGTTTCGGAGTTTTTACGGCTTGGTTGAATCGACTCGCTCCAATCCTCGACAACCTCGGATCTTTTGCCATTATCTTCTCCGCTTGACTTTTGTTTTCTTCCTAGTACCTGTAAGATTTTTTTTAAGCGAACCATATGTTTTTTTTCTGCCGCCTGATTTTTTATTTTTAGAGTATAAACTTTTTGGCATATTATTGAATCCTTAAATGATCAAGTTCTCTTTCAATGTAAAGATCTTTTAGTTTTGTATTTGAAACTTTCAGCAATGTCCCTGACTTGACCTCTCCGTTATCTATCGTATATAAATAAAATGTTGTACTTAGCAAACCGCAATTGGTTATTCTTGCAGGTCTACGTTCATCTAGATGAATATAAACACATTCATTGTTGGTGTAACTGGAACCAAAAAAAATCATTGCTCCAGATATTATATTGCTGATTGATTCTCTGACAAATAATAATGCCAGACCAATGACAAACCAATATCCCCATTGTTCAATCAGTTCTCCCAATCCAGACTGCTGAGAAAACTTCTGCAATCCTTCAACTGCCTCAGTTTCCATCGTTACGCATGATGGGCTTGCTTATAGGCTTCGGCAAGTAACCACGTAAGAACAGCAGAACAGGCGGCAAAAACAGCCTCATGATTCCAGAACTCCATTACCATTTTATCAGCCCCACTTTTGGCAAACGGATACCCCCAAACTTTAAATGCTTCATAAGTTATGGTCATAATAATTCCAGAAACACTGGCAAAAGCGGCCGCTGATTTACTAATTTTCTGTTGGTGTTCTGAAATAGAAAGCATTTTTACTTTTTTTCTTGCCGTTTTTAATTCAGATTTTAAATCAGCGGCATTGTGTTTGTACTCCTTGGCAACGATACCCTCGTTTTTTACCATCTGCCTTAAATACATAACCTCAGAAACGGCGGCATTGTAAACTTTTTCTTGTTCCATTCTTGAACGTATAGCATCAACGTCTGGATATTTGTTCATTCATTTCAGTCCACCAATATTTTTTTTGCGTCTGTCTAAACAAAATCACCTGACCAAGAAACTTCGATTTGTTTTTTTTGTTTTCTTTTTTCATCAAGATCTTTTGTCATTTGAGCAATAAGAACCGATTGTTTTATTTCTGCTTCAGCTTTTTCTTTTGCCGAATCTGGTATTGCTGAAATCTCGCCTATCGCCACAAAATCAGATTTATTTTTTTCGCTTGGCAATGTCATTTGCCAGAAAGTATCACGATCCACAAAGTCGCCAGTATCGCTATCAGTAAGATAAATTTTACCATAAATCCCTGTTATATAATCGTCTTGAACTTCTCCGCTTTTTAGCGTCACGGTTTCAGTTTGTATTTTTTTTATAAACTTGTAGCTCATTTCCAACGCCATTTATTTCGCCTCCAATGCAGAAAGTCTATTTTTTACAGAATCCAATTCAGTTGATAATTCTTTAAAAGCATTTACAAAAGCGTAAATTAGATTAGAAGATTCCCAAACATATATATCCGTTTCTTCCTCATCCGTTTCTTCTAATTTTCCTTTTCTTGTTGTAATGCAATCATCAAAAACCCCTGCACTAATTACCTCCTGAGCTATCACACCGACATACTCTTTCCCAACTGCACCTGCCAAACCGCCTTTACCGTTTAGCGTATATTTTTTCGGTTGTATTTTTATAACGTCAGCAAGACCTGCAGTATAATTATCACCTACATTTTTTAATCTCTCGTCAGAACTATTTCCCCAAGTTGTCCCCCCTGCCTTAAGAGCGTTCCCCGATGCCCACATAATCAATCCACCACTGGAATCGCTAATTGTCGTAGTTCCCACGATACTTACAGCATCACCTGCCGAATTGGACGCTGTTCCGCTATATAAATCTATAGCCCCACTTTGAAAGCGTATGGCTCCATAACCACGGTCAGTGGTTGACTCTATGCAGTGCCAATCGGTTGCCGATGAACCTTCGTGATATAAATTAGCAACAATCCAACTTGGCCTATAGGACGCTGTTTCTGTTCCATAGACCATCGAAATTCGATCCGTAGAATATGCTTGTATTGTTGATGCAAATGCGTGTCTTGTATCTATAGCAAGATTGTTATTAGCATAAGTTAGCGTAGATGACACTGTCGCCTCGTCAGCATCCTTGAAAATTGCTACCCCGTTGGCAGTAGAACCGTCCCAAGAAATTCCACCGCCTCCGCTCGTCAAACTTGACCAACTGCTCCCGTTGTAATATTCAAAGTCAGTGTTTATCCGAACGCCTCTGGATTCTTCTTCATTATAAATTGTTAAAGAATCTCCAGACGCTGACCAAGTAATTGTTGCCCGTTCAGTTGATCCCTCAGAAAAAATTAGAGAAGAATCGTCAACATCTTTCAACAATAATTTTTTTGTGTTTGTTGTGTTAATTTCAAAAGGAGGATTGCTTGATCCAGTGATATTGAATTTGTCATACTCAACAGTAAAAGCGTCACCTGTTCCAAATTGTATCCCTGCATCTAATATTTTAAAACGCTCAACATCATCCATGTAAAATGTCATCTTTGCATGGTCACCAGTTCCGCTTGCCGTTTTGGTTGTAAACCTTAATTCTTCAAGCGTTTTTGTTCCTGATGCGTTTATGGCTTTAATCTCTAAACGCTCATTGGCTCCGCTACCAAGTGACAGAGAATTATTTGCGTCATTGGAATCCTCGTAATTAGTTTGATCCCCTGAGAGAGCTAATGTTGATCCGTCAAACGTAAGATTGGCCGATGCCCCAAAACTTCCACTGTCATTCCATTGAACTTGGTGATCGGAACCCGCAGGGGTTGTTGTAACAGCCGCACCGTTTACAGTGAAAGCCATACTGCTTGCCAAATCTATTCCACCATCATCAATAGTTGCAATCGTTGTTTCATCGACTGCAAAAACAAACTTTCCTTTGTCCCCTGCTGTTGCGGCAGTAACAGTTGAAAAAGTGACCGTATCAAGTTCTTGGCTACCGCTTGCAATGTCGGAGGTGATCAACAATCTGTTCGTTGAACTCGTCCCCAGAGAAATCGTAGGATCACTTCCATTTGACGCTACATAATTAGTCAAATTGCCAGTTGACGGAAATAAAGCGTCTGTAATTGCTTTTAGATAATCATCGTTTGCGGCAAGCGTTGTGATATTACTCGCCTTTGTGGGATCACCTACCGAAACTGAAAAACCTGCTGTATAAGCCAATTAATAAATCTCCTTTAAAACCATCTTGATCTTTTTGATGATGCGTCAGGGCTTCCGCTTGGATCAGCAAAGCCATTGTTGTCCGTCCAATAACCTTGATCCAATCTCTGAGCATGATTTGAACTTGTCCAATTTGGTGCTGATGATGCCGTCCATCTCCCAGACACTAAAGTATTTATATTCCACGCTTTGACAACGCTGTTCATCTTTGCAAAATCAACCGTAATATCTCTTACTTGAAATGCCGTCCCAAAACCAGATTCACCAGAGCCATCAGTAAATTTATTGAACTGTAAACGGAATTGATCCATTGGTCTTTTTGTCAATGACCTCGGAGACAATCCAACCGTCAACATTTCCAACTCTGTTGAGAACGCCAACATTTCCCTCGTTGCTCTGGTTTGTGCGTCTGTATCAGTATAGAGATAATTAAAGTTTAAACGCCGCCTTCTTGTTGTTTCTAATATTGCTATTGACGCAGAATCTTCTTTATCGAAACGCTCAAGATATTTTGACTGACTTGGATCAAAACGATAATTGGCAACAATTTGATTTGCCGTCACTCGTTGTGGATCTCGCATAACAGAAAACTCTTTTGATCCTGATGACTTATCAATAATATCATAATCCCTGTATTGATCCAAGCCAGAAGTTCCGAGTATTCTAAATTTCGGAGTATATTTACCTCCGTCAATAATCATGTCGGCAAAGCCTTCAATTAATGCTTCAACGATGAGCGTGTTCGATGACGTTTCTTGACCGATCCACCGTCTCCCTTTAACCTCTGATATATTATTTCCCCACGCAGTGAACGCCGCCGAGTCAATGTTCCCCGAAGAAACCGACAAGTGCGTTTCAAGAATGTCTTTAGTAATGTCTGGGAGCGTCTCCAATAAGGTTCCTGAGCTTGAACCATTATGAGTTGCTCCTTGGATATTCGCTGTAATTACGTCCGTCTCTGGATCGTATGCGTCAGAGATAACAAACTCCGCATTATTTAAATCCGTTGATGATGGAGTTATTGCAGAACCGTTTTTATACACTGCTTCGATTTGTTTTATTGTATGGTTTGCAATTTTAAAAGTTTTGTTTGATGTGTTAATACAAAAACAAGGAACCTTTTCACCGCCCCCTGCACTAGTACGCCAATCACCGTATACAAGAGGAATCGCAAGGTTTTCTGATTTTGTTTCAACATTTGCATAAGTTGTTTTGAAAAAATTATTAGTAGGCAAAACTTTTTGGTCTTTCATTCGATCATCATCAACATCAATCGAAACCTCTTTTTCATCCATCGAAATCCCTGATGGAAAAACAACAGAGCCAATAAAAACTGTCTCATAATCGCTTGCAACTGAACCCTGACCAACTTTAACAGTGACCGATCTATTAGAAAATTGATACTCGTCAAGCAAGGTTGAAATTGCTCCGTCTGCATTGTCCAAAATCATTGTTAAACTTGGCAAGGTAAACCGAGGATCTAAAAGTTGACCTGCGGATAATGTCATTGAGGATACGCCAATCAAACGATCATCATAGTATGTTCCATCTGTCAACGTAACTGGATCACGACTATATCTAACAGTTTTCCCCGTCAGACTTATCTCAATAAGTTGCCGCCAATCTTGGATTGCCGATGTTGAATCAAAAGCCATTATTCAGTTTTCTCTTCAAAGACTAATGTACTAGTCGAATAATTATTTATAAATTGATGAGTCTGAGCCAACGGAGTTGTCAGATAGCAATACATTGAATCCTTGCTTGGTCTATTGCTTGGTTCTAAAGATAAAACCAAAGGTCTTGAGTTTCCTACTTTTTCCATTATTGCCGAAAGTTTATCTGTCTGAGTTTGATCTTGTAGATTAAAAGAAACTGTTGCCCTTCTGTATCGGTTTCTATTTCGGTAAAATGTTTGTCTCCCTGCAACGGGATTTCCTTCACTTGGATCAAACATTGTAATGCCAAAACTTTGAGAAATGTTTCTCGTTGTTTCGTAATATTCCCCTGCCGCCATTCTTCCAACATCAAGGAAAGATTCAGAGTTTCCAGAATCAGCAAGAGTGACTCGCCAATATTGAAACGTCTGGTCTAAAAAGAAAACAATTCTCTGGATAACATTACTGTCTGCATCTGTTGGAATTGTTAACGCCTGAGAATAACTCGGAGATCCCCAAGAATCTGATGCGTTGCCTTGCAGAGTAACCGTTGCAGAACTGGTCAGGTTAAAAGAAAACATTGAGAAACAAGTTATCTTTTTTGCAGATCCTAAATTGAAAACAATCCACTCTGACGCCTTGCCTGTTGTTCTCCAAAGTTTCGCAATATGATCATGTAAAACATTCTCTGCGACCAGATCGGTATTTGCCTCAGAGCTATGAGTTACCGTTGCGGCATCCCAAGCATCCATATTGTAAAGCATTCTTACGTTTGCCATTTATTTCCTTAAACGTCTGGATCGGTTACAACGCCAGTATCATACAAAACTGAACGACCTCTTGCCGATTCTCGTTGTAAAACATTTATCATAAAATCTTTTGCATCATTCTCAATAAATTGTTGAACGCCTTTTGAATCTATTGTTTGAACCGTAAAATTAAAATTCAAATTGGAACCGCCTGATCCCGTAAACCCTCCATTCATCCTTGACGATGGAGTTATATTAACATGCTCTGCACCTGCTTCACCTGCCAAGAATAGTGTTGGCTTTGAAACCATTCCATCATATCCACCTGCGGCGGCTTTGTATCCACCCGATGCCGCAAGGTCATCAATACGATCACGGAACTTTTCTTGATTTTCAGTTGCTTGGTTTTCTCTTATGGTTTCCAGAACTGCAAGATTGGTTAACGCCTCATTGACAATACGAACTTCCTTTGCTCCTAATTTTCGACCTGTTACCATCTTAGGCAAAATATTCTTGACAAGAATCCCTGCCGCATCTGATTTCATCCCTGCATCTTCAAGTTGCTTTTGAAACTGAAGCCCTGCTCTTTTATCATCAAGACCTTTTGATTTATAAATATCAGATGAAACATTGAATTCTTCGCCTGAGATTTTGCTGACATCTCCCCCTGCGGCTTCAAATAAATCTTGTATCAATCCAACGTCAGAGGCCGCTCTTTTCTTTGCTCGTTTGGCTTTGTTGGTTCCTCCAAAAATTGCCTTGGCAAGACCCCCTGCAACTAAACCGCCAATCGGCCCTGCAAGCATTGTTCCAATAGCACCTGCGGCTTGTCCAATCACCTGCTTGAATGAACCGCCTGACGTTGCCCCTTTAAACGCACCGCCTAAAACCGACTGTAAACCTTTTCTTTTATCTCCAAGAGCCGAATCCATTGATGACAATAAATCTTTGCCGACATTAAATTTTTGAACAAAGAAACTGGGCTTTGGCAAATGCTCCTCAAAGGAAACCGTTGTTGCTGTTCCAAGTTCTTCGCCTATTTCTTCGCCGCCCTTTTTCGCATCCTTTTCGATCTTCTTAGTTGTGTTGGTAAATTTATCAACGACCTTGTCAAAATTATCGTCAACCAAATGGCTTGCAGAATCAACCGTTTTAGTAATTGAGCCAACAACTTTCTCTGTATCCTCTCCCACCGTAACAACCATGTCATCGGCAATTTTTGCAATATTATCAATACTCTTACCAACATTCTCCGTTCCTTCAGACCATCGTTCCTTAAATGTTTTTGGAGCATCAACAGTGATTGGAGTAAAATCAATTTTGTCTATAGTAACGCCAAACACTTCCCCTAAATTATTAAACTCCTCAATGATTGCATTCGCACCATTAACAAACATCTCTTTGACGTTGTTGATCCCATTGACTAAAGGAACCTTGAGGAAATCCCACAAAGCCAAAAACGATTGCTTAAAAGGTTCCCAAACAATCTTACCAACTTCTCTAATAATTCCGAGCATTCCACCCTGACCAGTTGTACCAAAAGCAAAGTTGGAAACAAGTCTCATTGATGCTGTAAAAACTTCCCCTAAATTACCAAGGAAATCTTCTGCAAACTGTGGAGAAGAAAACAACTCGTTTAAAATATTTTTTCCTGTATTCGCAAACGCTGTAAACAATTCTTTGGTTGCTTGAAACATTTCACCGAAACCGCCAAAGGATTGAACAAACTCATTTGTCTTTTGAACCGCAGGGATTAAAAACTCATTGATCAACGTA